GGCATTCAAGTTGGCGATGTTGTCACCATTGCTGGCGCTGGCCACGACATAAACGGCACACACACCGTTCTATCTACGCAAGACAACGAATACATCGGACAGTCAGACGAAGGCGACTTTGAGTTTGACAACGAGGTCATTCGACTGTTTCAGTTTCTCTTCCGAGACGCTGGCGACGATCTAGAGCGTTCTGTTGCTACAGGAACTGTCACTTTCACACCGTCTGTATCGTGGATACAGGCTTCCGATGTGACAAGTTGGTTAGGTATTGACGTGGCTACTGCTAACGACACGGCCTTCATAACGGTCTGCGTCAATGCCACCAACAACTGGTGTTTCAGAAAGCGTCGTGAGGCTGGCTATACAGACTCGATGACAACAGTGCCAGGTGCCGATGTGAAACTTGGGGCGATCATGTATGCAGCAACTCTCTACCGTGAGCGTGGCTCTGCAGATTCGTTTGCCTCATTCGACGCAATGTCTTCAATACCTATCCCTTCAACCATGGGACGAATCATGTCTCTCATTGGTTGTGGCCGTCCACAGGTGGCGTAATGGCTGCATCTGGAATCCTTGTTGACGCAGTGAACGCAATCAAAACAGCGCTCACAGCGTTGGGTTTGAAACCAGTCACAGACCCACGCAACGCACGCCCAATGTCTGTCTTTATTGAACTCCCAGTAATGACGTCATTCACTTACAACGTGGGCGACTTTCGCATCCCAGTTCGCATACTTGCAGCTCCCCCCGGCAACCAAGATTCAGGTGACTACCTGATGACCACGGTTGACACAATTATGAACTCTTCCATTGCCGTAGTTGACGCCCGACCGGGCAACGCTTCATACGGTGGGCAAGACATACCAACATACGATTTGACTGTGGCTATCGCAGTCAGACGAAACTAGAAAGGTCAGAAATGGCATCAACAACATTCCTCAGCAACGCAACTGTGAACATCACACAGGGTGCTACTACATACACAAAGATTGGCGACAACGCCAACCAAGTGACATTGACCATCGGTCAGGACTCGCTTGAATCAACAGCATTCGGTGACACTGGTCATCGTTTCGTTGGTGGCCTTCAGAGCGTTGAAGTTACTATTGAGTTCTTCCTTGCTTACGGTGGCTCAGGCGCAACAGCAGAAGTTGAAACAGCACTTGCAGACATGGTCGGCAAAGGCAGCACAACACTCATCATCAGCCCATCTGGAACGACTGAGTCAGCGTCTAACCCTGAGTACACCATTACAAACGCAATGTTGGAAAACTTTACGCCTATCAACTCAACCGTGGGCGAACTCGCAACCGTGACGGCTACCTTTACTGGTGGCACATGGGTTCGAGACATTACCTGATCTAAGGAAAGAGGGAAACAATGAAAATCCAACTACGCATCACGCCGAACGAAGGCGAACCATACGAACTAGAAACAAATTTGTTTGTAGTGGTCGCTTGGGAACGCAAGTTCAAACAGAAGGCATCTTCACTGGCCAATGGCATCGGCATTGAAGACCTTGCGTTTATGGCATACGAATGTTGCAAACAACACAACGTTCCAGTGCCCATAACATTTGACGAATACATCAAATCCGTGAACGCCGTGGAGGTAGTTGGTCAAGAAGACCCAAAAGCCACGGAAGCAACAGTTACAGAAGAGCCTTAGCAGAAGTACTTGTTGCCACCGGGTATTACCCCCCACAAATACCATTTGAGACGGATGACCTAAACACGGTCATTGAGATTTTGAATAAACAACAGAAAGCAGCGAAACGGAAATGACAGCATCAGCCTCCATAGAAATGACAGGTCTGAAAGAAGCCATCCGTTCACTGAACAAAGTTGAACCTGGTCTTCGTAAAGAGTTCACCAAGAACGCCAACGAAATCGCCCAACCAGCCATCCGTGAAGTTCAGCAGGGCTACGCAAAAATTCCTTTGTCGGGTATGGCTCGAAACTGGACAGACAAATCAGGACGCAAAATCTTTCCGTTCTCCGTGGCTAAGGCACAGTCTGGAGTCAAGTTGAAAGTGGATGCTGCAAGGGAAGCCGTGAGCCTGATCTACATCACACAGACCTACGTCGGCGCTGCCGTCTTCGAGGCTGCAGGGCGTAGCAACCCCAACACACTGGGAGACTCTCTAGGGCCACTCAAACCCAACCAGACGAGAGTTCTTGGGCCTTCTGTATTTAGGAAGCGTGGCGAAATTGAAAAGGCTTTACAACGCCTCTCAATGGATGCCATTCAGCGTGTCCAGAAAGAACTGAACTAATGGCTCTTGCTATACCAATCATAAGCACCTTCGACGGAGGTGGAGTTTCCAAGGCCATTTCGGAATTCCGAAATTTGGAGGGCGCAGGAAAAAAGGCGCAGTTCGCCATCAAGAAAGCAGCCGTTCCTGCAGCTGCAGCCTTGGCTGGTTTAGCCGTCGTTTTAGGCGACGCTGTAAAGGGCGCTATTGACGATGCAGCAGCGCAAGACTTGCTTGCTAACAGCCTTCAAAAAACCACTGGTGCAAATGACGACCAGATTGCCAGTGTTGAAGACTGGATAACGGCGCAAGGTCAACTGCTCGGAATTTCGGACGACCAATTGAGGCCGACTTTGAATCGGCTCGCTAGGGCAACTGGTTCAGTTACTACGGCGCAAGAGTTGGCAACTCAAGCAATGGACATTGCTGCAGCCACCGGCAAACCACTGGAGACCGTCGTAGGGGCATTGGAAAAAGCCTATGGTGGCAACCTTGCAGCCCTAGGCAAACTTGCTCCTGAATACCGTCAGATGATAAAGGACGGTTCAACTTTTGAAGACGTCATGTTTGCACTTGCTCAGACCACTGGTGGCGCAGCTGCAGATGCAGCCGAAACCACGGCAGGCAAGTTTGCTCGACTCAAACTTGGTTTTGACGAAACAAAAGAATCTATTGGTGCAGCACTTTTGCCAGCCGTTGAAAAGTTGTTGCCATACCTTGAGAAGTTTGCAACCTGGGCGCAAGACAACCCCGAAACATTTATGATTATTGCTGGAGCGTTAGCAGCCATTGCAGCGTCCATCGTGGCCATAAACATTGCCATGGCACTCAACCCAATTGGGCTTATCACCATTGGCGTCATTGCGCTCATTGCTGGTCTTGCTATTGCTTACACAAAGTTTGAAGGTTTCCGAAAAGTTGTTGACAATGTTTTTGGCGCTATCAAATGGTACGTTAATAATGTCACGATTCCAGCAGTCAATCTGTTAGTAGATGTATTCAAAAAAGCCTTCAACGGCATTGCTACCATCTGGAATAACACCATCGGCAAGTTCTCTTTCAAAGTTCCGTCTTGGGTGCCCGGTATTGGTGGCAAGGGTTTTGAGATGCCTAACATTCCGATGTTGGCTAACGGTGGCATTGTTACTGGCCCGACGCTGGCGATGATTGGTGAAGGCCGTGGCCCAGAGGCTGTGATTCCGTTAGACCGTATGGGTGAGTTCGGCATGGGTGGTGGCACGACTGTCAACATCAACGTGAACGGTGGCGACCCTCAATCCGTCGTGAACGCTCTACGCACCTACATGAGGCAAAACGGTTCTGTTCCTATTCGTGTGAGCAACATCTACTAGCCATGGCTTTACAGACCTACACGGTGTATTACTCGACAGACCCTGTCGGTGTCGGCTGGACTGCGCTCACTAACGTGCAGAACATTCAGTTCAGCATTGGTAGGCAAGCACAGTTAGACCAAGTCAAATCGGGTGTGGGCACTATTGAGATGCGCTACCCAACTGGCTATGCGTCACCTATCACGGCTTTGGTTGCTGGTACATACATCAAAATTGAAAACACCACTGGTGTGGGTACGCCACGCATTATTTGGGTTGGTTTTGTTTCTGACGTCACGGCGCAGTATGGCATTCCGTTTGCTGGTGGTGTCGGTCAGGCTGACTATTTGACCATCACTGTTGAGGGTGGTTTTGCTCGTTTTGGCCGTATGCAGGGCAACAGTTACGCAATGGCTGCCGACACGGTTGCTAACCAGTTGACTGCTGCAAACACACAAACAGGGCTGACGCTTTCGTGGACTGGCACTACTGGTTCACCAGCGATGGCTGCAACAACGGTTAGTAGCACTTGGGGCGACTGGGTGGCAAGAGTGTGCCAGACAACCAATGCACGCATCAGGGAGTTTGGTAACGCCACAACGCTTGTGAGTCCGTTCAACTCGAATGTGAGCACAATCAATTTTTCTGATGTGGCTAACAACTCAACCAATCAGGTGTATAGCAAAATCAACTTTGACAGCCTTGCCGACAACTTCTACACACAGGTGACGGTGACTCCTGAATCGTTTGGAGCTGCGACTGTGACGAAGGCTGGCGCTGCAGTGCCTTATCGGGCGTACCAGACGAACACGTTGAATGCCAGCAACAGTCAAGCCACTGACTACGCCAACTACCTGCTTGGGAACTATGGAACTGCTCGTTTCGCTATTAGTTCTTTTACTTGTATTGCTGAGGCACAGGCCGATTTTAAGTTAGACGAAATTGGTGCTTCTAGTTCAATTATTTTGTCGGCTGGTACTCAGGTTGGTGTGACTTTCCGTGGCACTACTTACCAGTGTTTGATTGAAGGTGTGAGTGTGACTGCTACCCCTGCCGGTGCTTCATACACTTATTTTGTGTCGGGTGCAGACTTGAACGCTTATTTGCTTTTGAATAACACGACTTTCGGCAGGCTCGATTACAACAAGTTAGGATACTAAACATGGCTATAAAGACTTTTACGACTGGTGAGGTGCTCACAGCGAGCGACACAAACACCTATTTGGCTAACTCAGGTTATGTGTTTGTAGCAGGAGCATCGTTTAGTGCTGTGACCGAAATTCTAATCGACTCAAAATTTACTTCTACTTACCGTAACTATCGGCTTATTTTGGACTGCCAAAGTTCGGCTGGTGGAAACGTTTTTAGTTGGCAATTACGCTCTGGTAGTTCAACAATTTCAACTTCAACATACCAATACCAATTTTTGTCTGTAGACGGTACAACTGTAAGCGCTTCAAGAACTACTGGTGCAAGCAGCGTAAGAATTGGTGCGAATGATGCTTCTGCGTATCACGCATTGACTGCAGACATTTTTTGTCCACAGGTGGCTGAACCAACTCGCATTATCAATGTTTTCAATCGGAATAGTGGAAATAGCACAGAGTCAATTTGGGGAGCAAACACAAACTCAACATCGTATGACGGTATGAGAATTTCTGTAGCTTCAGGAAACATGACTGGCAGTTATCAATTGTTTGGCTGTCGTTTACCATGAAACGCCTAGCCCTGATGAGCCTGCTCGCCATCACCCTCACAGCCTGCGCCGACCGTACAAGAGTGAACTGCGAACGCATCAAAAACAAACTGCCAGTCACCATTGGCACAGACGTACAAATAGGAGGAGGCCGTTGTGGCTAGAGAAAAATTGACAAACGAGGAAGTCAAAGCACGCCTAGTGCTAACCGTAGGCATAGGACTAACAGCATCATTCCTGTTTAGCGTCATAGCAATTTTGTACGGCGTTCTATTCGTGACACAGCCTCTCGAACAGGCACCCAATGACGCAGAGGCTTGGTCTGTATTGAGCAGTATGTTGCTCACCCTTTCAGGTGGCCTCATAGGACTACTCGCAGGCAACGGCCTTAAAGACAAACCAAAAGACCCACCAACACCATGACACGCAAATACCCCTACTACCCAGTGACCACACCCGGCACAGGAAAACTTGCAGGAACAGAAAAGTTCGTTGACCTATGCAAACGGCGCTACCCATCATTTACCAATTTGGGCACATGGGTTGTTCGCAACATGAGAGGCAAAAAAACCCTAAGCGTCCATTCTTTGGGTGTGGCTGGCGACGTGGGCTATCCCAAAACTCGTGAAGGACGACGCCAAGCAAAAGAACTGTGGGATTGGCTGATTGAGCACTCAGAAGCCCTAGGACTGTGCGAACTGCACGACTACGCTTACAGAGACCCTAAACAGCCTGACAGCGACCAGACGGCCTATGGGCGTGGCTATCGCTGTAGCCGTGGAGAAGGCACAAAAGGCGTCAAAATCTTCAACAAAACAGACAACGCAGGTTCATTCGGGGGAGCATGGCTTCACTTTGAACTTGAAATGAACTTGGCAAAAGACGCAAAAGCCCTCGAAGCAGCATGGCGAGCGTTGCCAAAACCCAACTCAGACAAGGCATAGCCAAATCTGACAGGCTCTAGGCGTGGCGTGTTTCCCTCCTGCGCCTAGGGTCGCATCCTCCAAACAGCCACCCCCATAGGTCATAATGGACTTATGGAGGGAAACCATGACTAAAACGCAAACAGGGTACAACCCACAATTCGATTTCAAAGTTGACTTGGCATACGGCCAAG